TCGAACACCTTGGCCTCTATAGGTCTCCACTCCGGTCTGTCAGGAACGTTGTACAGCGCATCGATGGGCAGGGGAATCCGATAGAAGGCGACTGGATGAATGCCTACGACGTATTCGAGGAAATGGCGAACATCGCCCGTGAACTCGAGACTGCCCTTAGTGCTGCTGGATCTGGTGTAACCCACGCATTCACTGGTCGGTCTATAAGCTCTGGAGGAACCTATTACCCGAGGAATGCCATGGGTGGGGGAAAGGTAACTGACAGTCATTTCCCAATGGAAGATCCTCAGCCGGAACTCGCATTCAAAATAGATGAGACAGGCCAGTTCCTTCCTACCACCCATAGCAAGAGGCGGCAGTTTACCTCTCAAGCAGAAGGCCAATGGGCTGGGCAATGGTATATCGATCCATCCATGGCGATGGACGACTACGCCACCTATGTCGCCAGGCACATCATGGCGGTCAAGTCAGGCCAATTCGTTTCTCGTGTAGCTGATGCATACGACATCCCTAATGGAACAGTTGATGATCTGCTAAAGGATAGCGACGGGTATCAGCATCTCCTGAAACAGGGCCAGGAGCTTGAAGATGCTCTCGCGTATGCGGTAAAGCGTCAGCGCGATATCAATCCAAAAGGTACGGGACAGAAGATAAACAAAGCCGAAAAACTTTTCCAGAGTATGAATTATTGGCTTCGTTTACGTCCTATCTACGGTAACAACGATGTCGGGATGAATAAGACCATCTTCGAGCACCTGGATACTCTTCAGCAGCAGGCCAATGAGTGGGTAAAAACAGTAAAAGCAGCGAAGGGCGAGTGGGCTATCGCGACTAGAGATGTGCTTCGAATATCGAATGCAATGACAGCTTATAAAAAGGCTGTTGACGACGCGAAGGAAGCCGTACTCAAAGACTACAAAAGCATTTCCGGTGTCGCTGAAGCTACCGGCACGGGCCTCGAAGGATTGTATTTCCCCAAGGTCTTAGCTCAGTCCATATTGTCCTCGAACCTCGTTCGTGAAAAAGCCAGTGATGCTATCTTTTTGGCTAGGGTCAACTCGTACATGAGGATGGTCGGTGCCACAGGTGACTTCAGCGCTTTCGGCATACAGGGATGGACAGGGGTTCTAGGGGATACCCTTGATCGTGCCGGAGTGATAAATCTGCGTACTGGTGCGAATGAGATAAAGATCGATAAGCGAGGGGACGCCTTCACTGCGCTCAGAGCAAGCTGGGATGCTTTTGGTAACAATGGAGACCAAGTTGTCGGTGAGTACTTCTGGCGGCAGGAGCAGATGGCCCTCCAGATGGGCACGCTAACTCCGACAGATGCTGCGAATGCTGGCCTCGCGATACTGAAGAATGCACCAGACCTTAATTACACTAGCGCTGCGGGACTTCGCTCTCTACCCGGAATCAAAAAGTTCGACAGAGTATTTACGCACTACGGCAACGTATTTCGATATGAGCGCTTCGATACCGATATGGCTATCGAGATGATGCGTACGGGCAAGACCGCGCAGCAACTAATCCAAGATGGTACTGCTACCGAGATAGCTACGGTTGCAAACTTCATGTCAGGTGTGGGGAGACGTGGGTTTCTCGGCACGCCTGGTCAGATGCTGTTGTTCGCCCCTCGTTTTCTCCATGCACGCATGAAGATGCTCTCTCTTGCAGCACAAGGATTGATGCCAGGGGTTACGAAGACTACGCAGCAAAGGGTTGCGGCTCAACATCTGAGCAGGGCATTCGGCAATGCTACCTATCTGACATTCATGATCAATGAACTGTTGGGGGAAGAGACCGATATCAACCCGTTCGTTAGGAATCAAGCCACGAAACAGTGGTACTTCAATCCCAACTTCTTGCGTGTCCATGCCGGACCGATAGATGTCAGCCTTTTGGGGCCATGGGATGGCATGCTGAGACTTACGACGCTTCCTCTCTTGATACTTGCGAATGTGGGTCAAGAGGGTTGGTCAAGCCTCTCGGCTCTACGCAGTGCTGTCAGTGCGCCAGGAACTGGATACGGTCTGGATATGGCTTTCGGATCGGATGTTATCGGCAGAAGCACGGCACCGCCGAAAGATTCTTCTCTAGGGGAACAAGCTGCATGGTTTCTTGACCAATTCGCTGAACACCTAACACCTTTCGCCTGGTCCGAGTTTGCCTTCAGTCAGCCAGGCCAGCAATCGATTGTAAGCAGAGTGTTCGGTGGTTTTAATGAGCTAACGAGCGACCCCCTGAAGGGCATCGGCACGATAGCCGCCGGAGTAGGCCAGACTGCCGGACAGCTTATGGGTGTTAAGAGCGCATACGAGACTATCAACGAAGCGAAGAACGAGGCATACAACGATATCCTCGAGAACATGAACCATGAGCAGAAGTTACAGGTCTTCGGCGTTGATACGGGCGCGATGACCGAGGAAGAGATGGAGCAGCTTTGGGCGCAGGCAGGCGAAGCCTGGTGGAAACGTGCCGTCGATATCGGAGAGGACTGGAGTGTCAGCATCTCGTTCCGGGGACGCCTCGGCGATCAGGTTCCTAAGTGGGAAGACATAGCGAATGACCACAAGAAGAAGATCAAAGAGATGATCTCCAGCGGAGCATTCAAAGACGTGATGACTCCCGAAGAGATGGCTGACTTCGAGTCGAGGATCAACGAACGCAGAGCGCGCAGTGCAAGTGCCTATGATCAGTACAAGCTAGAGAGAGAGGCAATAGATAGGCGACAGCTAGATGCGGTGCGAGCGATTGAAGATGCTTATAACAACCCTGACCCAGGATGGCGAAAGGGGTTGATTACCGTTACTTATATCAATGAGGACGGGGAACAAGTCACTGAGGATGTAAACCTATGGCCTGGAGATCTCAAAGCGTATTCAAAGTATATGAGAACGGTGAATGGCAACTTCGCCAAAGCCAGGCGTATCCTTACTGCACCGGGAGGTACGTATTACAAAGTAGTTGAGGATTTGTTCGGTGAGGGTGAACTATCGAGAAACGTCAGTGAATGGGACGTAGATATCTACGATGCAGCCCAGTATTTCTATTTCGACACCTTCTATGAAGAGACGAAAGATAAAGAAGGCAAAATCCTGCCGTCGATAGTAAGTGGTCTCGACGGAACGATTGATTGGAATCTGAAGGACAAGAAGACCGAACACTGGTACAAGATGATGGAGGAACGATACCCATCGATAGCTAGAGAACGGCTAACGAGATATCTCTGGCGTGTAGAAGACTCGATGGTAAAGGATTCGCCGCCACTTACAGAAACGCTATTCGAGATGCAGAAGTACATCAGCAGGCAACCCCTGGTCGATGGGAATACCTACTATGAATTCGACAATATAGGGATCGACTTGCTAACGAAAGCCAGCGGTCTCGATCGAGAGACGGTAGAGAACTTCTACATCCAATGGAAAGCGGCAGGTAGTGATGCCAAGAAAAATATCGCTACGGAAGCGAGATCAGCGGGTATCATAAATCTCGAAGATATCGACCGTTTGCGACAGACATATATGGATAGCTACTTCAATATGAGAGATGCCGCAGCACAGAACTTACGAGGAACAGAGTATCAGACAGAGAGAGAAGGTCGAGCGCTTATTGAGAGCATGCTCGCGATTCTAGACAAACGCTACAGCACCAATAAAAAGCCCTATAGTCGACGGGCACAAGAGGCATTTTCGATACTTGAGCGACATCGTAGGGGCGATAAGCTGATACCGAATATGACGGAGTTCGTGATAGCTGTCAGTGAAGGCACCACCTTGGAGCCATGGCGAAAGACTTCAGAAGAAAGAACGCTACCAAGAACTAAGGTTACGGCAGGGGCTATCCTAGCGCCTTGACTTTATTTTAAGACAAAGTCGAGACTAGAACCGAAGGAGTAGGAAATGGTAATGACAACGGACCCGATCAACGAAGAGCAGCCGGAACAAGCTGTTCCATCAACCACGTTAGATCTAGGTGATGCCGATGCACCTGAAGAGCAACGGCAACCGGAAGAGGTACAAGAAGCTCCAGTCGTAGAAGCAGGACCGACAGAGGTAGTCCCTGGGGCTCCGGCTGAACCAGGGGCACCAGCCCTCGATGAAGATGGCACTCCGTCATTAGACCCTCCGCAGGAGATGCTACCTGGCAATCAAGTACAAGAACTCGTGGAGTTGCAGCGCCTCCGACAGGCGAATGCCCAGAAGGAATGGCAGCAGCAACTCATGCGTGAAGCTCAGACGGTTGAGCGCAGGGCACAGGAACAGGGTGCCGACCCACAGAGTGCTCGACTGGTAGCTAGGCAACACCTCGCTCACGCACAGAAAGCCAGAGACCAAGATGCGAAGGCTCTCGACCTCGTCGGTTTCGTAGAAGGCAGGAATAATGCTGCGATGCACTATGCACAGAAGTACAACCTGCTGCCTAAACAAGCGCTTGCAGATATCCAGGCTCTGACGAGGAGCAGGACTCCTCAAGAGATGGATATCGAAGCTAAACGTATCGCCCAATTCCGCTCTCAACGAGCGGAGATAGACAGGCTGAAGCAGGGCCGTGTCGGACCGCAGACTTTCGACAATAGTCAGGGATCGGCGGAGGTCACGACCAATCAGGACCGTTTGCTGGACGCCTACATCAACGGCGATAGGTCAGAGGCGGCAACAAGGGCCGCACGACGTTTGAATTTCGGGAGTTAAAGGAGACTTCCTATGGCAACGACCGCAACGACTGGTAATCTCGAGAATGCTCAGAGGATCATCCTTGCTTCGGCGAGGTACACCGAAGAGCACAACGCCCCTGCACTAGCTCTTATCGAGCCATTCAGCCTTCCAAAGGGTGCCAAGCAGGTAACGGTGCCCAAGGTTGGGCAGATGTCGATGAGCGACCTTCAAGACGGTATCGATATCATCGATGAGGAAGACATCGGAATGACCACGGTAGACCTTACCGCATCCGAGGTGGGAGCCAAGGTCATCTTGACCGACAAGCTGGTCCGGCAAGCCGCAGACAACGTGTTCTCCATGATCGGCAGACAACTCGGGGACGGCATGGCCCGCAAGAAAGACGAAGATGTGCTGGGCCTCTACACCAACCTGAACGGCGGGACGAAACTTGGTGCCGCAACGAAGTTCATGAAGGCGTCCAACGTCCAAGCTGTGATCGCCTACGCAAAGGCCAACAAGTTTGGGAACCAACTCTACATCCTCCACCACCCAAACGCAGTTGCTTACCTTTCCAAGGAAGCTGCAACGGTGGCCTCCGCGGTGACCAACGGTATTCCTCATGGCTGGTCTGAAGATCTCCTCGGGAACTTCTGGAGTGGCCTTCGCCCTATGAACGGTGTCTCTATCTTCGAGGATGGGAACATCACCGAGGACTCTGATGGAGACGGTATCGGTGTCATCGCTGACAAGACGGCGATGGCGTCACTGACCAGTGTTGATACCCGCACTGAGCGTCAGCGAGACGCATCCCTTCGGGCAACCGAAGTGGTGATGACTGCGGACTACGGAGTATTCGAGCTTGATGACAGCCGTGGAGCAGGCATCACGTTCGATGTCACCACACTCGCCAGTAATAACTAGGATCTAGGAGTAGGTCTTGGCAGGAATAACAGAACGAAACAAGATGCAGAATGAGTTGGTAGGAATAGGCTACTCATTGAGATATATAGACGAGTGGCAGCCAAAGACCATACTGTACAGACACAAAGCTTCTTATTTCGCAGAAGGAGGGATCGCAGATGGTGTGGGAACCTTCATAGAGAATGTTCCCGGCAACCCCGATTACGTGATGAAGAAGTCAAAGATCGGCTTATTCACCTGGCCTCCTAGCGATACCTGTGAATGCCAATGGTGCAAGGAGCGAGCGGCGGTAGGGACACCTGCCGCCCCGACTCCCCAGGAAGAACCGGAGCCCGTAAGAAAAGGGACGAGGCAGATGGGGCCTCACTTCAAAGCTAGCTAGGTGTAAAGAAGGCCGTGCCTAGCGATATATCAACAACGGCGTTCACAGGACGTTGAACCTGTAGAAGGAGAAGATATGGCATTCCCGACGACGGTTTATTTGAGTTATGGACAGGAGAAAGTTGAGACTTCTGCACAGAAGCAAAAGCTCGGAACGCGTGCAATGCTTCCTGATGGCAGAGTGTTTTACTACGCTCAGAATAGTTCCGCTGCTATTGGTACCGCAGGATTTATAGTAGATGGTAAGGCACTAGCGGGCGATCACGACATGGACCTGACCCTAATTTTGGCTCACAGTGTTGGTGATACAACCATCAGTCTTGAAGTACCCACTACAGACCTAACCAAAGACCAGTACGCAGATGGATATCTAGTCTTTAACGATGAAGCTGGAGAGGGCGAGCTCTACCGAATCAAGTCCCACCCCGCCCATGATGCATCTGACGACAACACGGTAATAATCACGCTTGATGAGCCAGACGGTCTTAGAACTGCACTGACCACCTCCACTGAGGCTCAGTTGGTTTACAACCCTTATACAGAGGTGAAGAAGATTGACGGTGATGGCACTCAGACAACTGGGCCGCTTGGTGTAACAACTATACCTGTAACGGCTAGTTACTATTGCTGGCTCCAGACTTCAGGCATTTCCTCGGTTGCAGTTAGTGGTACTACGGTACTAACCCTTGGTGATTCCATTGAAGTGTCCCAAGTATCAGGGCAGGATGGTACGGCTACCCTACAAGATAGTTCTGGGGCAACTGACCTTATTTCTATCGGAACTGCTATGGGAGTTGCTTCTATATCTGGTGACAAGGGATTGGTTATGTTGAGTATTAGGGCGTAAGGAATAAGGCATAGATGCAGGAGTTATGGATACCGACGGGGAGTTCGCATACCGGCGTTCTCCCCGTTGGTCGGAATGGCGAGACTGGTGGTCATGTTGTCTCACACGAACTGATGGTGAAGGCTACCGATAAGTTCGGTAAGGTTCACAAGCAGAAGGTGTGCGTCCTTGCTGATGAGGACACCAGTCAGGCGCAGATAGAAGAGATGATGGGCAATGCTGCCGAGAGGTTCGCTTGCGAGGTACGAGAGAAGTACGACAAGCGTCCGGCTACGGAAGAGGAACGAAAGAAGATC